TTATACAAATTAAACGCTTTTTATTAGATCAAAATATATTTGATTAATATATAATGAAACTATTATTTTTAATATACGTGATCTGTTTATTTATTATATTTACTCCTGGAGTATTCTTTTTCATATACAAAAAAGATAAGATAATAAACATACTAATCCACGGATTGTTATTTTCGGGTATTTTTTATATATCATCACAAGTATTAAATAATAAAATTATAGAAGGAAATGAAACTCACTCATTACACATAAGTGATTTAAGCAATTTATTTGACTTACAACAAAAAGGTGATCTAAGTAGTGAAAATGGAAAAGTGATTGATCCTGATACGAATACTGGAAGTCCTGAAGTACAAATGGCAAAAAAAAATAGTGACGCAATGTTTCGTTTAAAAAACGAAATTTCTGGAGAAAACAAGACACTAGTAACTACAATTAAGAATGAAGTTGATAATATGAAGAAAGAATTAACAAATTACAAATTCAATCCAAAGAAATCGAATTTCATATGTACCATGGAATTACCTAATTTCGATTTTTCCAAACCGCAAATTGAATCAAATTCTTATAATTATTATAATTCTAAAACATTGGTTCCTGGATGGAATTTAAATCGTGCAGTATTATTAAATAATTCAAAATCATGGGGGTTTAAAACTCCTTATCCCAATGGTTCTCAGGCAATTGCTTTGCAAAATACGGCAAGTATTTCTACTGTGGTAACATTATATCCAGGTAATTATTTCATTAAGTGTTTAACCAGTGGGCGCGATTGTTGTGATAAGACTGGTATTCCGAATATGATTGATATTAAATTAAATGAAAACACATTTGATTCATTTACACCGGAATTAACTGATTGGAAACCTTATAAATCAAAACCAATTAACATTGAAACCGAAGGTGAATATGTTATATCTCTACATGGTACAAATAAAACAGAAGTAAATGGTACAATCGACAAATCAAGCGCAATTAAAAACATTGTTATTCATAGAGAATAACAAATATATACAAAATTGAAATAGAGTATATGTTTCTATCTATTTATAAACATATACAATAACGTAAAAATGGACCTTACGCAAAAAAAACTATCAAAATCGGAGTGGAACAATATTGAGGTTCCATTTCCAGAAGAGGAAAAGAATATTCTGAAAATGATTATCAATGGATATCATAACATTGATATCAAGGAAAACAATAGCACATCTATCATATCATTGATGAAATTAGATCCATCTTTGATAGGTATCGACGTTTATTTATTTAAAGAATATTTTGAAAAAAAAATAAAGGATTTAATCAAAAAATACCCGTCTATTATTGGAGACTACAAAACTTCGATCACATCTAAAAATGAAAAAAACAAATTAAGAAAAAAGGATTACATGCGTATTAATATCATTAATGGAAAAATGGATCAAAAATACGATGATGTTTTTGAAAATATTATGATAGAATATTGCACAAATATATTGAAATATATAGAATCTCATTCCGATAAATATGCGTTTTATCTATATACGTTAATCCAAATAAAAAAGGCAAGTATCCGTAATATAAATCCACATGTCACGCATTTTACAGATTTTCTAGTACAAAAAACGATTGAACAGTTACGTATGAACGATGTATTAAAACAAGCATACACTTTTATAGAGAAAAATCCGGATTTATTGAAATACGAAGATAATGTTTTATATAAGCATCAAAAAGAGATATTTAATTTATTCCAATACAAATATGAAAAACACCAAAATGAATTGGAAACCAATCGATTAAAATTGATTGCGACAAATGATGTAAAATCAAAACTGGTTCTCTATACGGCACCCACTGGTACTGGTAAAACATTGACACCACTCGGACTATCCGAAGGTTATCGTGTCATATTTATTTGTGCAGCCAGACACGTTGGTCTAGCATTGGCAAAATCCGCAGTTTGTATGGGAAAACGAATTGGTATTGCGTTTGGTTGCGAAACTGCAGACGATATTCGATTGCATTATTTTGCAGCTTCCGAATATTCTATCCATAGAAGAAGTGGAGGTATAGGTAAGGTAGATAATTCTGTCGGTGATAAAGTGCAAATTATGATATGTGATATTAAATCCTATTTAATTTCGATGCACTATATGTTAGCTTTTACACCAACGAATCCGGGAACCATTGAAATCGATTGTTCCATTGATGAAATTAATCATAAATTACAACATATGAAACCATTGCACGCAAATGCCGTAAAAGAAGAAAATCACGATTTGATAAATCGTATAGAAAAGAATGTGATTGATCTGACGACGGAGAAACAAGTATTGCAAGATCAATTGAAACAATACAAACCCGATTATGATTTGATTACCTATTGGGACGAACCTACAATTTCAATGGATTACGACGATCACCCATTGCATGCTCAAATAAAGAGTGTCTGGTCTGAAAATACGATATCAAAAGTAGTATTATCGTGTGCTACATTACCACATGAGGATGATATACAAGAAACATTAAATATGTTTCAAGTAAAATTTTCGGGTGCTGAAATAAATACAATCACCAGTTTCGATTGTAAAAAATCGATTGCACTTTTGAATCAAGATTGTAAATCCGCATTACCCCATTTGTTGTATTCAAAACACGATGAATTACAAGAATGTGTGGTTCATTGTAATAAAAATAAATCATTGTTGCGTTATTTCGATTTGGTTGAAATCATTACTTTCATTGAATTGGTTCATGCAAAAAATGCTATTCCTGAACATTTACTTATGGAAAATTATTTTGAAAATGATATTGCAAATATTACCATGAATTCATTGAAACAATATTATTTGCATTTACTGAAATACGTATCAATCGATTTATGGAATAACATACATACCGAATTAGTGGGAAATCAAAAAATGAAGTTTCAAAATAGTTCTAATAGTAAGACTTTTCGAAGTGCGGGAACTACACAAAATAATCCGACTGCTCCTGCAAATATTACTGGATTGCACATTACCACAAATGATGCACAAACATTGACAGATGGTCCAACCATTTATTTGGCCAACAATATCGAAAATATCGGAAGATATTATATACATAAAACCAATTTACCTGAGCGTGTGTTTAATGAATTGTCTAAAAAAATCGCGCAAAATACAGTAGTACAAAAGGAACTCACGAAACTAGAAACAAAACTAGAAGAATTGCAGGAAAAAAAGGAGAACAGTAATAAAGACAATAAAGCGGACAATGTTCAAGTTCGAACAAAAAAGAAAAGCAAATCAAGTAAAACGACCGATAAAGATGATTATTCGCCCGATATTATAAAATTAAACAATGCAATCGATATATTGCAAAATCAGATTAATGTGGTGTCATTGGATGAAAGATATATTCCAAATTCAATCGAACATCAAAATGTCTGGCATTCGAAGGTAAAAGACAATGCCTACAAACCAAATATATGCGACGAAGATGTATGTGAAATTATGGCATTAGATGTCGATGATGAAAAGAAATTGCTGTTGTTATTGGGCATTGGTATGTTTACTGATGAAAATACAGGTAATCCTCGTTACATGGAAATTATGAAACGACTTGCATACGAACAACATTTGTATGTTATATTGGCATCGTCTGATTATATTTATGGCACAAATTATCAATTTTGCCACGGTTACATTGGAAAGGATTTGCGAAACATGACCCAACAAAAGACCATTCAAGCAATGGGACGTATTGGACGAAACAAGATGCAACAAGAATACACTATCCGATTTCGAGATGATAATATGCTATACCAATTGTTTAAAAGTCCAAAGGAAAATAAAGAGGCGAATGTAATGAATCGATTATTCTCATAAATAATCGTAACCGAATATTTCAAAATCGCGTTTGTAATAATTGTTAATAAGTTCTATGGAATCACTATTTAAAACATTACTATATTTTGTTTTTCCTGATTGTATTCTACATTTTGATATCTGAAAATAATGGTTAAAATCAATGTAACCAATTCTATGCATGTCTTCCGTAAGTGTTTCGGTTCTTAATATAGTTATATTTTTTATCATTTCACCGTGATCGTTCATAATAAATAAATATTGCGGAATTTTATGATTATCGTAAGTATCATATTTGTCTAGAAATTTTCTTATTTTATTAAATACGGTTTCAGGACGTTTAATCGTGTCTTTTGTTAATATTTTTCGGAATAATAGTTCTGAAACAACCCTATCATATGGATTTCTAACTACGGTAATAATATCGTAATCATTTCTCTCATGTGGATCATTTGAAACCACTTGTTTATTACCATTTTCAAATAAAATTTCAGAATAATTTTGCATTTCTATCCACGTCAAATGTTGCAAAGAATGTTGCAATTCTTTACACAATCGTATTTTTTTGAATAATTTAAATTCAGGTATTTTTCCCTTTATTTTTTGCATTTTTTCATTCGAGGTGTTCGTATTATCGTCTGAATTTTCTGTATCAAAACTTTGAGTCGCAAAATGTTGAAATGTATGGAATACATCTTCTTCTGTTTTTTCTAAATTTCTCTTTTCGTCGGCAAACTTTCGTTTCCATACTTTGCGACATTGATCAAGCTCTTTTTGAATGGTATTTGGATAATAAGAAAAATACAACTGATTTGGTCCAAGTGTAAGTTTATTTTTATTTGCAAAATATTTTTCTATACTTGTCCCACCAGTTTTTGGAATATGAATCAGTAATACTTTATTTTCGTTAAAATAGGGCATAATTATATAAGCAATTATATAATTATATCAAAAAAAATTATGAAGTTATACTCAGTGCATATGGATTTTTTTTAAGAGAAGATAACAAATCTGATTCATTTCGTTTGTTTTCCATTTCTGTGGGAAAATATTGCTTTCCTTGTAATTGTCCCATTGTGTCTGCACTGGGAGGTTGTCTCGAATACACGGGGGCATTTTGTCTATTTACTTCTAACTTTTGCGTTAGGTCTTTTGTATTATAGTTTGTATTGTTATTCATTAATGACATTCCTCCCTTTACTAATCTACCGTCAATGGTGGAAGATTTAATGTCATTATTGCGTTGTCTATATTCAGCATCATATGGACGTGCTTCATGTGTTCCATCCCCTGCAGATGCATTACCGGAATAGAAATAATCAGATTGATTCATACGATTATTCGCAACCGGTTGTACATTGGTTACAGTATAACCTCCTTTGTTCATCTCATTTGTACCCGGAGTCATATGAAATTTGGAGTTTTCAGTAGTTTCGCGAATAGTTGTACCAGGTCTGTCTGCCGGATTAAACACATAGGATTGTGTTACACTGGTAGATGCGTTTTGATATGGACGTAATGTACCAATGGTATTCTCTTTTCTAGAAGGGCGCAAAACGTCTAATAAAGGAGATATGACAGAACCAATTGCGCCTCCAATAGCGCCGAAATAATCAGACTGAGTATTTGCAGTACGGTTATTATTGTATAATACTTGCGATTTTATACCATAATCTCCCTCGGTTGCGCCACTACGTCCATTCGCATTCGCAACTGACATAGGAACTTCTCCTAAATCGATATGTTTTGACGGCATGTACTCACCATCTACAAAAACACCTTGGTTGTCTGATCCGGCTGCACCAATATAAGATGTAGTTGTTTCGG